GATTCTAGATCTTATCGAAAGTAAAGACTTGCTTTATAAACCAAAGTCAGGTAGTAATCATGCAAAAAGAAAATAAAAAATCACTTGCAGAAAGTTTGGCGACCAAAGCAAGTGATTAAACAAACGTAATAGATAATTTTTCTATACCCTAATTGTAGCATAAAAGGGCTATTTTATCAAATATTTAAAGAAAACCTAATAGCAGGCAAGCAATTAGAAAAGGTTTTGAAAATCAAGTGCTGAAAGGACAATTTTAGGCACTTGCTTAGAAAAAAGGTGGGTAAAACATGACAACAAAAAAAGAAATATCAGTCCAACCAGTCCTATTATCGGCTAAGAAACTAGCAGAATTAGGGGACGAATTAACCGGCATCACGAACATTTTAAAAATGAATAACATAGCTCTTGAAGGGCTTAAGTTTACACTACAGAAAGATACAACCGCATTCTTATGGCTTACTAAAAAATACATCGATGCAGCATACGCCCAGAATGAAAAACTATATGACCGTCTAAACGAAATATCCTTTTTGCTTTCGAACAATGACAACGCTAAAGAGCTGGAGGCTTACCATGACTAAAGATATTAAAGAAATGACACAAGCAGAATTTGACGAACTGATAGTAGAGATTAAGGAGAAGTACCCAAAACTTTTTCAATTTCTATCTGATTTTGTTGATAGAAAAGTGACCTATGAAGAAGTAGACGGTTTCTTGAAAATGGAACAAGTAGACCGTGTGGAATTTATCAATAATTATCAAGCGAGGAACTAACATGAATGAATTAGATTTAACCAATACACAGGCAATTATCTTGCTTTTAGTTGTAGGTCTATTATTCCTTTATCTACATCATTTAGAGAAGTATAAACACCCTTACAATAAACAAGCAGAAGAAACACCAAGGGGTGAATTAAATCCTTGCTATGGGCGTTATATTCAACTTGCAGGTATTAATAAACAAGGAGATATCAAATGAATTATAGAATACATTTACATACTAAAGAGCAATTAGAAGAGCATGGCTTAACAAGAGAGGCTTTTATAGTTAAGCGTATAAACAACATAAAAAATCTTTCAGTAATTTTAGGAGCATTAAAGAATCATTTTTCGGATGAAGAATTAAGATATATTTCGAAAACTATTGAGACGATTTTAAATGATCAGGAAGATATTTTATATGGCACAATGAGTAACCATATAACCTTCGCCTATAAACCAGCCTAAAAAACGAGGAATAGAATGAATTTTACACTGAAAGGGGTGGAAGAATATGTTTAGTTTGAGTAAAGAAAGCGAAAATGATTTAACCAATAGAATCAGCACAGTAGTAGAAAACTATCTAGCAGTCCGAGAAAGGCCTAAACCAAGACTAACTGGTTTAATGTCAGCACAGGAAGCCATGGACGAGTTAGATATAAAATACAAAACCTTGCAGAAGTGGGAAAGCGCAGGACTAAGACGGTATCAACCACCACTAGAAGATACAAGAAAAGTTTATTACAAAGTTACGGACATTTTGAAGTTCCTGGGGGTGGATGATGGCAAAGACTAAAGTATATTTTTGGTTGAAAGTTGATAAGAAGTTTTTTGATAATCTTTTTATTAAACGACTTAAACATATGCCAGGGGGCTACACTATGACGGTTATTTATATCCGTCTTATGTTAGAAAGCTTAGAAGATGACTGTATTTTATACTATGAGGGATATTTTGATAATTTGGTACAGGAACTAGCTTTAAAATTGGATGTGTCCGAGGATGATATAAATATGACAGTCGCATATTTTACAAAATGTGGACTAATTCAGATTGATGATGATGGACATGCTACATTATCGCAAGCAAAAGCCATGGTTGAGAGTGAAACAAACTGGGCAAAATACAAGCGAGACCAAAGAAAAAATAGTCAAAATTTACCAAAATTGGAGAATGTCCAAAATAAAAAGACTATTTCTAACTCATGTCCAACAGAGATAGAGATAGAGTTAGATAAAGAATATATATTGTCAGGAAAACCTGACTTTACTTTCCCTGATTGGTTAACACCAGAAATGATTGAAGAAATTACAAAAGGCAAGCCAGAAAAGTATCTAGTTAGAATTCCTCTTGCTTATCTTAATCATTCTGTAGGAAAAAACTATAAATATCTTGAAAAGAATCTAAAACATATAATAGCACGATTTAATGAAGGATATACACTTGAAGATTTTAAACAGGTGATTGATGTAAAAACGGAAGAATGGAAAGATAATCCTGAGTTCTTTAAATATTTAAGGCCTGAAACACTATTCGGTTCTAAGTTTGACAGTTATTTAAATCAAAAACCTAAAATTTCTAAAAGTAAGCCAGACAATAACTTTCCAGATCTACCATTTTAGGAGTTAAAAAATGCAAGATAAATTTAAAGAATACAACAACAGAAAGATATCTGAAAAAGTATGTGAGATTCACCAGGTAAACTATTGGGAAATCTCAATACCTGTACGAGGAAGCCAGGAACGAAGTTTGCTAGAATTTTGCCCTGAATGTGGCCAAGAGGAAATTGAGCAAAAAGAAAAAGAACTGGTAAAGGAGTTTGAAGAAAGGCAAGAATATTTTAAAACCTATGATGTCTTAATGCGTGAAAGTATGATCCCGAACGAGTTAAAAGGTGCAACATTCGATAATTTTATTGTCAACACCACAGAAGAACGACAACTATTAGACTTTGCTAAGGGGCAAGTTGAAAAGTACCTGAATGGTATGACAGGCAATACTTTAATAAGTGGGAGTACAGGTATAGGGAAAAGTCATTTATCTCTTGCAATGGCAAAAGAAATAAATGAGAGCTTCAAAGAAAGGAATGAGCCTAAGAGTGTTTTATTTGTAAGTCTAACTGAAATTATAAAGCAAATAAAAGAAGGTTGGCAGTATGGTAAGAATGCTAGTTTAACGGAACATGAAGCAGTTAAAAAACTAATCAATGTAGATTTTCTAATCATTGACGACCTGGGAGCGAAGAATGGGACAATCAGTCCTAAGAGTGACTGGGAACAGGATTTTCTATTTGATATTATCAATAATCGAGAAACTACAATTTTTAACACGAATCTAGATAGTAGCGAACTACGAACAGTTTATAATGCTAGAAATTCAAGTAGAATCTTGAAGGGATTAGAGGGTAATGCTTTTAAGGCTTTCACTATCAAAGACAAACGATACACAATAAATAAATTTAAAGGAGAGATAGTTTAATGAATGTAGACGGAATGGGATTTGCAACAGAAAAAGGGTTTGTTGTTTATGAAAAATGTGGTATAATTGAAATAGAAAAAGTTCCAAAATTTGGAGAAATTACTTTATTCTATTCAGATGGGAAATTTACCCATCTATGTAAGAAAGAAACAAAAAAATAAAGTCTATTGAGAACAACTCAGGGACATACCGAAAGCATGTAGTGCTAGTGGTATGTCCCTTTTTGTTTGCATTGAAAGGGGGTGAGTATTATGGCAGGAGATACTTCTTTAGGGTATGTTGTAGCAGATAAATTTTCTATAGATCCAAAGAAAAGACAACAAATATTTGCAAAGTGCAAAAAAGATGACGAAAACTTAGAAAAACGGAAAAAAGAAATACTAGAAAAATATGCTGACAAACAAGACAAATCAAGATCTAGAAAAAATGATTCTAAAAGCTCGAAGAATTATAAAGAAAAAGCTAAGAGCAAAGAATTTTAGAAAAAATTACAAACAAAAATCAGATATAAAAAGATAAAGGAGGGGGAAATGAGCTTAACTAGTGATCTAGCAAATGAAATTGCTAAAACTTTAGAAGTTTATTCTGAAGAAGTTGAAGAGCAGATAGATTTGATTGCTGAAGAGGTTACAAATGAAGCTGTGAATGAATTGAAACTAACAAGCCCCAAAAAATATGGGAAGTATGCGAAAAATTGGCGCTTTAAGAAAAATTCTAAAGGTTCTTTTGTAATCTATAATGCAGATCCAACATATAGATTAACTCATTTATTAGAACATGGACATGTATTAAGAAATGGGGGACGTAGCAAAGCAATTCCTCACATAAAACCAGTAGAGGAAAAAATAAAAGAAAAATTTGAACAAAGAATAAAAAATATAGGTAAATAATCTTGTAAGATAAAGGAGCAAAAAATGATAACTAACTTAGTTAAACAAAAAGAATATCTAGAAGCTTATATCCGAAGTACAGGTTATAACACTAGAGGGATGAACGTAGAGAATAATCATGTACTCATTGAAAAACCAATCCTTGATAGTTACGAAGATGAACATCAACGTAAAGAACTGGTTGATCTAGTAAATGTTATTGAGACTCGTACCCGTGGTGGGAAGTATGAAG